GGTACATGGAGAGCGACCGGAAACAGACGGGCCTAGGAGGTGATAGTATAGCAAGTGTAGAAAAGTTACTGGATGGCCTCAAGGACACTATCCAGAATAGGACAGACGGGGGTGCCCTAGCAAGCGAGATGGAGTTCATAGTTGGGGCACTAACAGTCGTCCACCTCATCATCGAAGATGTTGAGGTATGCGCCCTATTCAAGGCACTCACCAGCAACTCAGAGTTCGCAGAGGATGTCAGAAACCAACTAGGTACTATGGCCCTCCTAGCCTCAGTTGGCAGGTCAAACCTCGACTGAATGGGCGGAACTCCGCCAGCCACAGCAACGTAAGCACCTAGTGGGGTTCGCCTCACTAGGTGTGCCAGACTACACTTAGTGCAGAAACTACACCGCGACCCCTCTCTCTTCCTCTCTCTCTCTGCGGTGTGGGGTAGCGCACCTAGTGTAGAAAGTAAACCGCTCGCCTCGACACGGGGTGATAACTAAGAGATGGACGCTTATAGTCATTTCGCCCTACGCAAAGTCTATTAACTACCTACTATACCCTTAATTTGTAGAAGCGGAGGGGGTGACGCCCCTATGACGCGGATTCGAGCGCCGAGAGCGTGGTAAGCGTGGAAACCGTGATGAAAAGGAGGCATCAAAAAATGACAACAAGCACAGGAAATCAGACCGCTGGTGGGCTACCTCTCGTAGCACATTCGGACGTCCCAGCCGAGGACAAAAACTCGCATGGACAGCCCGACCCCACCAAGTGGAACTACGCTGGTTGCAGGGTGAGAAACTTGAAGACGGGAAAGTTCAGCCACACCATGAGGAACGGAGTGACTGACAATCAGAACGTCATCAGAGTTTACACCGCAATGGGCGTAAGGACTGGTTGAAACCACACACTAGGTGCATAAAACACACCGATGAATGCAGGGGGGGATAGCGTCCTCGGAGGGCGTCCCCCCCTGACCCCATACCCTCACTAGGTGACACCCTATAAGGGTTGCGTTCTCTCTCTCTCTCTCTCTCTCGCATAACGTAAGTAGGAGTGGGGCGCAATCGCCCTAGCCCATGTACTTATGAGATGAACGCTTATAGTCATTCCGGCCTCCGGCAACTATAAGTAGGTACCCCCCCTAGCATGGTCATAGTGAAATAGGCGGAGGTGAGAAAAAGAAAATGATAATATCAGATGCACGAAATAAGATTCAGTGGTTCGCGGATGGGCTAGGATTGAATATTGATGTCTCAACGTACATATTCCCGAAGGTCACGCTTGAAATGGCTACTGTGGCATTCGATTACGGACTAGTTCCATTCGTCCTAGAAGATGATGGAGGAGATTCAGCGTTTGAGCGGGTTGTTGAGAAGTGGGATAATGATGAGCCTATCCCGATTTGGACGGGTGCTTCCGAGGGTACGATATGGGGCGGAAGGTTGGCTAACTGGCTATTCCGAGTGTGGCATGACTCAATCCACTGCAAAGAATCCGTAGGGTTCGGACTCAATGGCGAAATTGACGCGGCCATTCATCACATGGAACAGGCGCGGAAGATGGGCTATTCAGAGTTGGCGGCTGTGTGCTGGCTAGAGGTTGCCGGTCAAGCATCATGGCACCACGCAACCGGAGGGACTGATTTCCCTCCTCAATCATTCACTCGTACAGAGTTGGATAGAATGGGGTTGCATACGGTCGGATGGAAAGACATACGCGGGGCGGATTTAGGTCCGTATATGGAAAACGGGACACTACCCTTTGACGGGTGAAGACGCCAACATGGGAACGTAAGCCATTGAGGAGGGTAGCATACCCCTCAGTGGTGCCACCCATACCCGTAGGGCCGGAGGTATATAGTCTTTCTCTCTCTCTCACACAAACACTACGCACTACTCGCCGCCCCTCCCCCGCCCATGTACCTAAGGGCTGGAGGCTTATAGTACTTGTTATTCACCTATCTCCGCGAAAATTTTGCCCATACCGGATGGGCTGGGGGTATATAATCCTTGTTATATTATGCTCATATCGCTACCCTTAAGTAGGTACCCCCCTATGGGTGTACATGGACGGAGCCGCGAGCCGAGCCGATGACCTAATGATGACTGTTGAAGTGGTGTATGTGGATATGGAAATTGAATTGACATACAGTGTTGAATCATGCCCTTGTGATTGGGACATGGCATACTGCGTCGATGACCCCGATGGCCGACCATGTGAGAATGCCGGTACCATATACATTGGTGGCGACCGCACACACGGAGAAGGCGTAGTATGCGAGAGGCACGCAGACATGGAGGAGGACTATCAGAACGGGGCAATGGCAGCCGACAATGACCCCCCCTACTGGTACCTCAACGGGTGACTGAGTTCAGACCACCCAGTGGGGTAGGGGGCAACCCCTACCCCAGACAGCGCCCACGATTTGAGTTGAGTTTCGCCAAAAATATAGTCTATAAGGCGCCCAACACCGGCAACCACCTCACTCGATTTTTGAAAAAATTTTTCAAACCAATTCTCGGTGATAGACCCACTTCTTGTTGACCTTATCCCATGTCCGGGGCGTAGTACCCTTATAATTACCGCCCTTGAACTCATAAAGTTCGTTGTTGAAACGCTCGACCCTTTTCCACTTCTTCATCGCGGTCTTACCCTGCTTTCGGGATATTACATTGCCGCTCTTCTCGTACTTACGCATTATAGCGCCGACGGAGAAGCCATTCAACTGCGTCCAGTGATTACTAACGTCTTTATTAGCCATATATGCAATCTCGCCGCTCGTAAGCCACTCGTCGCCCCAATGACTGTCGAGAACCTTCTCAATCGCCATCGCGTAGACCTTTCGTCTCGGTTGAGGCCCATGCCGTCGCCCATTCGGGTCTTGACGTTGGAATTTCTTTCCTGTCACTTTGCTTCGCTTCTTTGTTGGGTCATTCTTCGGTTTTATCTGTACCACTCTTCATCATCTCCTTATCACTCTACCGCCTAGGCTTCCTTCACTCTTTCTTTGCATTCCTGTTGCACCACCAGTCCACTCTCCTTTATTCATCGTCCCCATTACTACAGGGAAGTCTGGTGACTTATAAGTGAATTGGTCTAGCGCGTGTGCTAACGCCATCGCGCAGTCATTGTGTCTACCTAGGTCAACTATCAACCCATCTCGCCATGCGTGACTCTCTAATTCCTCCAAAAGGATATTAACTTCCTTTCTAGTGAAGTCGTCGCCATAGGGGAAGCAGATTAACTCGCGCTCGAACCAAACTCGCATCCTATCCATCAATCCTTGCTTGAGAGTTCGATTACCTACCTTACTCTCACGGAAATCCAACATAGCACCCTTCTGGGTCACTAGTTGCTCGAACATCTGCTGAAACCCTACGGCTTCTATCGCAAAGGCGGGAGTACCGTATCTTTTACTCCAATCAATCATCATATCGGCTTGTTTCGCTGGAGGGAAGTCATTTCGTCTCCATATATTGACTAGATGTATATATCCGTCAGAATCTTGTTTCAACACCACCATTACCGAGAAGTCCTGTCCCAAACCGTGTGCTGGGTCAAAACCAATAGCATATTTGCAGTTATCAACTTTTTCTTTTATCATAACATTATCCATGTCAAGATTCTTGCGAGTTAGATTACGGGGATATACAGAAGCCTCATCATCAATTACCTTGCACAAATACTCCTGTATGAAAGACAACTCTCCCATAGCCTCCTTTTGCTCTAATAGGAAAGACAATGGGCGGAACTCCGGCCACAACTCCTTTACTTCTACATTATCGGGGTCAGAGCGCCATTCATCCCAGTTGGGTAACGCAGACCAAACACCAGTTTTCCATGTGTCGTTGTTAATCATTTCAGTGTGATATAGGTCAACCATACTCATTGGGGTACCCACACAGTAGATTGACGTACCGGGGGAAAGCATGGGGGTGATTTTCTTTCTAAACCAGTGCCGGATGTTTTTCCAGTCCATATCTCCCATATCATCAAGTACGTCGTCAAACGCGATACAGGCGGGATGCTCGCCACGAATAGCGGCCCCAACCGAAGTAGCCCTAATCCATGCACCGTTAGTAAAGTGCAACTCTAACTTATTACCCCTCTTCTTATTGAGATACCTACTCAACTGTGGATGGCGCTTCATATCCTCCCTTATCTCTTCTAGTCTTCTAATCGCTAGGTCTTTGCTCGCGGAGAATAACCAACAGGTAAAGGGCTTGTCACGCCATTTCTCAAATAGGGCGCTATGTAATAGTTTTACCCTAAGAGTAGTTGATTTGCTATGGTCACGCGGCGCAATCACGCAGACCCTATGAACTTGAACATCGCCCCTAGTCCCGTACATATCCATCCATTCGCCTATGTGGTCGCCCCAAGTATAACCCAACCAACGATAGAAATAGGACACATCGGTCCTAGACCTTTCCATAGCAAAATCTAGACCGAACTTACTCATTATTAATCACCGGGGCAAATAGATTGCCTATTAAACCGAGTTTGTGGTCTATCAGATGTGCCGAGATACCGGGCCTTGCCAGAACATACCCTTTCCTGTAGTGCCATCTATCATCGCCCGCTAGACTAGGGAGTTGGACTACCATAGCCCCACCCTTCTCAATAACCTGTTGGTGGTGTAGATGTCCGTGAAACCAAATCTTATGTTCACAAGAACCCCAACCTTTCCACTCTTCTTTAGCCATGAGAGAAGGTAAGTCCATACCCTTGACCCCATCACCATGTGTGAAACCTAGAAGGGTATTACCATACGAGAGATACTGCCTTAGTTTTGGGTCAACTATAACTGTCACATCTTTGATAGACTCATATGTCGCCTTGAGATACATCATCAAGGCCAGAGATAGATGCCTATCGTGATTACCACGCATGAAGACGACTTCAATCGGGCAAACTCCCCTTAGCATCTCTATATGTTCCTTTGCCAACATACAACCATCCATGAATATTTGAGTTGGGCTTGCAGACATATCCTGTGGTGTGCTACTGGTAGTCATACCCTGTTCGTTGTCAATATGGAACCAATCAGACCCAGTAGCGACTACAATCTTTTCGGGACGACCCGGTAGACGAGAAATCAAGTTCTGAGTCCTATCTAGAAGCCTAGAACGAGCCTCGTTGGTATCATAGTGATTGCCAGTTTCATCAACCCAAGCACCTGAACCGAAATGCAGGTCAGTAGGAGAAAGAACTACCGCGTAGGGGTTTGCCTTATCCATCTTTATTCTCTTTACCTGCTTAGGTGGTAGATACTTATCATTTAGGGATGCCTTGAACTCACCATAGAAGTTCTCCTCTAGGTTGCGCCACTTATTAGCATCTTTCATAGCGTTGTTGAAATGCGCCCTTTTTGACCTTTCTAGAACGGCAGTCCTCTTCATCTCTAGATAATCAATGATGAGTTCTTGCTCTGACTTGTTAATCATCTCCTCATCAGTATAGGGGGACATTGGGTGCTTCCACTGATATGCGCGTATATAGTCGCGCATCCAGAGTATGGGGAACTCAAACTTAGTAGCCATCTGCTCTACGGTTAATCTACCACCACTATCAGAGTATGCCCTCTTCATGGCTCGGTGCTTTTCTCCATCAATAGAGATGATATTATCGCATTGTGCCATGTAGGTCAGATAGATGTCAGCCTCCTTATCATAGTAAGTCTTCATAGTGGGAGGAACCTCAACCTTGAACTCTTGCTTAAGTTCATCCGGTACAGTCTTCATGTGTTGGATATTTTTCTTGCCCCCATTCCAAACAGTGTAGGAGATTTGTCCACCGGCCTTTTTCCACCGAAGAATAGCGCCTCTCCACCCATCTACACTTCGTGTAGGCTCTACTTCATGGAGAAATCGTGCAAATGCACTCTCACTCTCGAACTCGCGCTCATTAGCATACCTTTCAATTAGTTCTTTGCCCCCGACCATCTTAACGTGTCCAGAGAACCGGCTTTTGTCCGTCATTACTCTAACGGAGTCTTATGAGATACTTAAAGCCTCCGGTGAACAGAATTAATTACATTGTTTTCCCTGCTCATAGAAAAAATTAAATGGGGTACTGCGAGCCTATATTTTAATTCTTTTTTTGTTTCAATAGTACTTTTAGATGGGGCGCCGCCCTTCCCACTGTATAGAACTCTATTACGTTAGTAATAGATAACTAAATTATCTGTACTATAGAAGAAATAAAATAAATTCAGAACTTGGCCGCAGTATGGCTTTTTATTTTTTCAGTAAATATCGGAAATAATAGAAAAATATAGGCAAAATGTTAATAAACACTCAAGATTAGGATAAAACATGGCCGAGCGGAAGTGGTATCAGTTTTGGCAAGGTACGGCCCAAGAAAAGCCGGCTTTGACAAGAGTAGGAAAGAAGAGAGAAGGATTCAGAGCAATCGCAGGTGTCCCCGATTTAATGCGAGATACCGAGAGATTACAGAAGGATAGCAACTATGACAACGAGTTCGATATGTATGACCTCATGTTGAAACTAGACCCCGAATTGAACGGGGCAGTTCGTGCCGTCAGCCTTACGGCTAACAATTACGAAATCAATTACGAGAAGGGTAAGAATGCCCAGATTCGTGATTCTATCAAGGAACTGGTAGAAGATAGGCTAGATTTCGATGATATTCTAATCAACGCCATGAGAAACATGATGGTGTACGGAAATGATGTAAACAAGATTGTGGGTAAGGAGGGCGTCGGTATTACTGCCTTACAGAGCCTACCAATCAAGCAAATCACGATTGTAGACGAGAGAGGGGGGCTAGATAGCACTTTCGATGCTACAGAGGACAACCCTATTACACGACCAGTGAAGTATATGCTACGCGAGATGAAACTCAATACGCGGGAAATACCTGCCAGTGAGATTCTGCACATCAAGATTGACTACCGCTCTAACTGGTTCGTTGACAACAGGGGCAGAAAGACCTACGGCGTTTGGGGTGCATCCCGATTCTCCGCTCTCAAGCAAGCCATACGCATGAAGTACAACTCGCTCAACAACCGCCTGTCCCTTGAGGATAGCATGACGAAGCAGTACATCACAATAGACAAGGAGGCCATCGAGCATATTCAAGACCCAGCCGAGCAAGCCGAGCGCCTCACGCACATTATGGATGAGGTCATCAAACTATTCGAGGGACTGCGAGGCGACCAGATACCCGTACTACCTCACTATGTAAATCTACATCACGTTGATTTGGAAAACAGTCTACCTAACAGTGGGGATTTCCTAGATGCCATTAACGCAGATATAGCCGCCGTACTACAGGTACCGCGTGTGGCCGCAGGTCAGGAGAAGGGAAGTACCTTCGCCGCTACTTTCAACGCAAACCTGTGGGCCGTGCAAGCCATCAGCCGAATGCACAGTATCTTGGGCCAGCATTGCCGCGAGTTATTCTCTATTCATCTAAATCTTATGGGTATAGAACACAAGATGGCTGACCTTCCCCCTATTCGCTTCGATGCTATGGATAGCGAGACTCCACTCAACGTCATGCAGAGAGTTGCTATGGGATGGGATTCGGGTATCCTAACTCTTAACCAATCTCTAGATATTCTTAATCTACCACTAGAAAGCGATGGTGACGAGAGAAAGGATTTGAATCCAGTACCTCCGGTGGCACCTTCAAATGAGATGCCCCGCGAGAACTCACAGGAGACTGAAAAGCCGACTGACAAAGAGTAATATTGAATAATCATCCTTTTCATGCAAATAGTATGAGCGGAGATGAGGAACAGAATATTAT